TGTACTTATTAAAGTCCTGCTGAAGCTCTGACTCAAGCTTGTAAACCTTTCCTTCGTAGATGTCAAGAAGCTTTCCTATTTTCTTTAGATAGATCTGTTTCTCTTCAGTCATTACCCTTGTAACTACCTGACGCTCATCATTATCTAGATCTATTCCTAGCTGTCTATCTATAACCCTAGAGATTCTCTTCTTAAACAGCAGTGTCTTTCTTTCATCTGGGAAGCCATGTTCCTCTATATTACCTACGCAATCCATAAGTATACAGTCTGACTTCCCATTTGAAATTGACTCCTCAAGTGACCTTCCAAGAAGCCTTATGCCTCTTCCGCACATCTGAACATACTTCCTCCAAGCCTTAGTCCTGGTTGTCAGTATAACGCACTTAACTGAAGGGTCATCAAACCCAGCTGTAAGTATCTCTATGGATAATAACCCGTCAATTTCTCTATTAGCAAATTTATCTAGTATAATCTTTCGATTTCTTTTAGAGGTATCTGCAGAGATGATTTCAGTTATAATTCCTCGCTTAGCAAACGCTATCATCATATTACTACAGTGACTCTTATTAACACAGAACGCTATAAACTTTCTGTTCTCACATATCTCTAAGTATCTAGAAACAACTGAGTCGTTTATGTCATCCTTGTTTATAACTCGATCAAGATCATCCTCGTCATAGTCTTTATCATTCTGTTTTATTCCAGATAGATCTACAGACATTGGAGCAAATACCTTAAACGGAACCAAGAACTTCAGATCTATTACATCCTTTGTCTGGTAGTCGTCAATTATAGTATCAAACCCTTCAAGTAGATATCCTCTTTCGTCAACTGGAGTTGCTGATAGACCAATAAATATTGCATCAGGAAACTTTTCAAATAGAGACTGTATATACATCGACTCGTATCCATAGTGGCACTCATCTATTATTACAATCTTTGGAGATTTTATTTCTGTATTAGCTAGTGTCTGAAGTGTAGCCACTAACAGCATGTAGTCTTCATCATAAACCTTTAAATCTCCCTGAAGGTATCCAGGATTTAGATCCTTAAACTTTTCAGCAGACTGCTCGGCAAGCGTTATCCTATGACTAGTAAAAAGAACACTATTACCTTTCGATATAGCGTTCTTAATTATGTCATAAGATAAAATAGTTTTGCCAAACCCAGTGCAAGCAAAGACTAGAATCTTTTTGTTTCCATTTAAAACACTGTTCCTAATCTTATCCCTTACATTTACTTGATGTGGATGGAGTGTGTATCCCATTAGATGTCTCTTTCATCTGTAGACCAGTTAGGGTCTAGGTATCTGCATATGGCTAATATATCTGACCAGTTCTTTATCATTGCTCTAAATGTTTTGTAGTCATTATCATCAAGCTTTGACATTGCTATCTTTTTGAAGTGTACCCTAGTTCTGATTAGATTAGGCATAAGCATATCTGGATGGTTATGAAAGTTATCAAACATTCCAACAAACCATACTAACCTACCACCAGTAAGTCCTAAAACCTCTCTGGCTGCATAGATGAAGTCAGTCGCTCCATCTACCTTACACAATTCTTCTATTAACCATTGAGTAGCGTCTACATCAATCTGACTATCAATTTCATTAAATCTTTTAAACATAATTTATTTTTGTTTGTTTATTTTGTTCTGTAAATTTTACCATAAGTCCATACGTTGATCTTATAGTTGTTAAAGGCTCGCCAAATTTAAATTTAGCATATGAGTTAAGCCACTTGTAAAACGTCTTATGAGATAACTTTATCTTACCAGATGCTCCATAGTCAGGATACTCTGATGTAAAGTCATTCATAAGATCAGATCCTAAGTACTCAACACCAACGTATAGTCTATACTTCCTATCCTTGTCTGGAGCTGTTACCCATTCCCTAAATTCATAGGACGAGGCTGCCTCAAGCTTTCTTAGCTCAAGATTCTTAAATGGTGACTCTGTTAGTCCATTGCTTAGATACAACTGTAGGCAGTGTATCATATAGTTATCAAACTTGCACCACTCTTCCTTACTCCATCCTCCAAATAATTGGTGACCAAACTCTTCTTTAGGCGTGTAGTTCTTGTTATAGTGCTGAGCAAATTCAAGCTCCCATTTACGTCTATCAAATGAGTTACCAGAACCCTTGATGGCATAGTTGGTAGTAATAATTACCTTTGGAGAGTCCTCAAAGTCTAGCTTTATCTCATCCTTGTTTTTCTTTTCAAGGGTTATGCCCTCAGTAATTATACTGAACAGTCTTTCGAATTCGAACCCTTTCTGAACGTCGTCATACGTAAGTGTCTGTGTATCTGCAGAAACTCTCTGATAAAGAAATGACTTTTGAAAGTTAAAACTTTTACCTTCTATAATAACATTCTTCTTTATGCAGCCAATTCCCTTAACGAATATTCCCTTACCAGTACCTCCTTCTGGATCCTCCGATATTGTTTCATCATTCAATATAACAGCAGGACAAAAGTCAGAAGGCTTGTATGAATGAAGTAGGAATCCAACTGTAGACTCTACAGACTCAAATCTTTTACTATCCTTTCCTGATATGTTATATATAAACCTCTTAAACTCTGAGTCTTCATCTCCAGATACGCAGAAGTCTCTATCAATTTTCTGCCTTTCCCATACACAGCCATCTATATCCTTATACTCAATAGTATCAACACTATCTTTAGTTACGCGAACACAGCAGTTGTTATAGTATATGTATGCGGTCTCTTCATTATCCTTCATGAATTCAGGATCAGCCTTTGGTAGAAATGATAGAAAGTCTTCCTTGTGAAGTCTAGTCTTATCGGCATAGAAGTTCCAGACAGCACTATCCTCTAGTGTCTCTAAATAGTCAAGGGTAAACGACTTAACCATCTCGTCTGTAACATCCATGATTATATTATCTATAATTCTAATAAGAACGTAATGATTAGACTTTGATAGGTATAGCTTATAAAACCCATTAGCGGATAGAAAGTCTCTATACTTTAAGTTTATTATAGATACAACACCACGACTAGAGAACGACCAAAATTCAGTACCTATAGTAGCCTTCTTGCTTACAGCTTCAATAGCTTCAGCGGTAACTCCAGGAACAAACTTCTTGATGCTTTCAATGGAATAACCAGCTGATGCCAGCTTCATTATCTCGTCAACCTTATCTAGATCCTCGAATACCTTAGTTCCAAAGTTTTCAGTTCTATTGTATGCACTATTACAGATAGAAGATATCTCATCATCCTTTCCTCCCTCATCAAACTTTAACAATTCATCTAGAGCATCAGCCTTATCTATCCCAAAACTATTTAATGTAGAGGCTAGTATGTATAGATTAGAGTTCTTCTGACCATGAGTCATTCCGTAGTTCTTAGTCCACCATGAGGTTAAGCCTTTTATTATTTTGTTTTGATTTGACTGAGGAATATTTACTATTCTGTTTTCAATCTTTGGAGCTTCGACCTTCTGATTCCATACAGAACTATTCTCACTAAAAAAGATATTGGGATCATACGATTCATAGCATACCCTAGATATGTCGCTGCACTTAACATCAAACTCTTTACAGTTGTAATGATTCTTTAATGCATCGAAGTATTGTTTATAGTTTAATGGATCATTTGGTATCTTCACAATCACCTTTAATCCATCACCAGAAGGAGATAAAAATAATATATGAGTAAACTCATCAAACTCTAGCTCAAATCTTTTTTCATTCAAAGACTCAGTAGACTCAAAGTCATCGAAGTCAATTGACATCATGCATGATGACTCTATGAACCCATCAATTGATCTCTTCGAAAACTTACCAGAAAATATTATAGCTGGGAGTAACTTCTTTATCTTATTTCTTTCATCTTTATTTTCTGTCGATCTAATTTTTTCTATGGTTATTTTTGAAATACCAGTTCTAATTCTATCAACAATTTTACTGATGGTTACGTAGTGTGGATTCGATACATCGTTTATATTTTTAAAAATAGTTACAGTAGCCATAAAATTATTTTAATAAAGCCTGCACCTAGATAGATGCAAGCTGTAAGTTATTCAATATCAGAACGGTAATAGATCATCATCAACATCTGTTGATGTGTCTATTGTTGCGGATGTTGTAGGCTTGATCTGTGGTTTTGCAGCAGCGGCAGCTGTACTACCATTTACAAGCTCAATTCTCCACCCCTCTAGTGTATTGAAGTACTTATCTTCTCCTTGTGGGCTAGTCCATAAACGACCTCGCAAGTTGAAAGAAATTTCTACCTCTTGACCTTCCATGAATGGATCCAACTGAGAACACTTGTCTTGAGTGAATTGAAACATAATGTCTTGCGGATACTGTGTTGACGTGTCTGTAATTACAATCTCTCTCTTAGTAAACTTGTCAGTTACTTGTACTGTCTTGCCAATTACTTTAATGGCTCCCGTTAATTTTAAACTCATTTGATTTATTTATTTGATTTATTATTTATTCTTATTCATTAACTTCTCGTGATACATGTTAGCATACTTAGTAGCCATCTCTCCTCGTCGCTCTATCTTTTCGATATCAGCATCAGTAAGTTCAATTGGAACGATTGTATGTCTTAATTCAAATGATAAATCATCCATATAGTGAAGCGTCTCGTCATCCCAATCGTTTAATAGATTCTCTGGAGTGTTGACAAGCATATAAGCTATCTCTCCGTTTCTCCAGTTATCAATCCCAGTTGACTTTAGAATCATATATAGGTACAGCTTAACCTGCCACTCGTATGTACTATTCTTACCGTCCTCTTCAAACTTAGGGAACGTCTTCTTGTCCCATGGAGACTTGATATCAATTACCTTGTAGTCGTGGTACGATACAATGTCTGGATGACCAGTGTACGGTCCAAAAGATAGCTCCATTACGACCTTCTTGTAGTCTGTGATGAATATAGCGTTGTAGAGATCAATCGAATCATCCTCCACTGCGTTACCCTTATCTGTTGACTTATTGCCTGAGAAGCTTGCATTATATCCGTAGATACTCTTCTCAACAATCTCCTCGATAAATGTCTTGGCTCCTTGAGGAAGTTCTGGTTCTGCGTTCTTCTTCTCTAATATGTCAGATATTTTTTGTCTCTGATTGTCTGTTGGATTAGGTCTGCTAAGCAGGTAATCTAATTCATCTTGTTGTTTCTGTGTTATGCCGTCCTCACCAACAAATAATGGGGCAGCTCCTGAAGCTCTAAATTTATACATCTGTTAATAGTTTTTGTTGTTCAACTGTTAGTGTTCTCTGAGACATTACCTTCTCTACTGTTGTCTTTCCATTAGCAATCATATCCTTTAGCTTTAATAATGCCTCATCGGTTACGGTAGGAAGAGTCTTCTCTACAATTGCAGGACGTGACGAAAATCTAAGTGCAGGAACGATACCTTCTGGAGACTTTACATTCTCTACCATAAGCTTTACTGGCTTACCGATGTAGTCATTCATCTCAAAAGAGTCGAATAGTTTCTCTAACCGCTTAAAATTAGTTCTGTTGACGATCATAGGCTTCTTGAACTCATTTAACTGAGCCATTACCTTCATTTCTTTTCCCATACTTCCAATTAGTTCTCCTTGAAAGAACTTGGAAATGGTTACATTTAATTCTCCGAACTTACCATCTACCTCAAGGTCGTGAGCACCGATAGTCTTCTCATCGGCAAACTGTTTTCTCCAGTGTGACATACTTAATTTAATTTAAATTATTAATTGGGGTTACAAACTTACATAATTTTATTGAGACGAGTACTATACTTAAAAATCTTTTTTAATAATTTGTCTCTTCTATTTGTAAAATCTTCTAGATCCTGCGTCCTATTTGCATTTGCAGCGTTTCTAATTCTGATGTTTAATCTATTTACAGCTAGTGTAAACGTGTCGATACACACACTTATACATCCATACTCCCAGCCATTATCCTCAAATAGCTGACGCTGTATAGGTGTAACGTCCTTGTAATGGTCTGGTGATAGCATAGTATTTTTAATTTCTATGCTACCATTATCAAATGCTTCTATCTTAATTCCCATGTCAACAAACCATTCTGAATTATCAGTCCAACATATTGACTTGTTAGGATCGTTTACTAAATCATTCCATGCCTTCATCATACTCTCTTAAATATAGATCAATTACTCTTTGTGTCTTTTCTAGATCCTCTTCAAATCGACCTTTATTTCTACATCTCACAACTCTTTTAATTATATCAAATTCCCAAGCATTTAAGTTATGATGCTGAGCAAATAAGTATAACGATCCGTTGTCGTTATTATAGTGCGGATCAACTTGAAATGACTCTTCAATCGTTCTAGGGTAGGTATAAGTAGGAGCTTCATAATCCTTCATCATATTTTTCTCAACAAGTATCCACTTATAGTCTGGCGTTGATGTGTTTAGCCACCATACAAGTTTAGGATCAGATGTCGGTGGCGGAATAAAACCTTTATCACAACTAACCGAATCCCATATCTCATATATTATTTCACAATCATCTGCGTATACCCATCCATCACCCCATGAATATGTAACCTTGAATAGTCCATCAATATCGAATTCTTCAGCCTTTTCAATAACACTAAACTCTTCACCTATCATGTCTGAGTACCAATGATTGGCAGGTGCTTTTAATATTTTTACTTTCATAACTTTTTGTTTTTAATTAAATACTTAACATACCTATCCATTAACTCTGCTACTTTATTACCAAGCGACTCGGATAGATCGTCACCCAGCTCCATTCTTAAAAATTGTTTTGCTGTCATTTTTCCGTGTTTTTAATGCGATGTAATTGTAATGCTTTATCATAAACCACATCTTCTTTATCTATAATTTTTACCTCACTAATTAATATTTTACAAGGTTCATCTAAATACAAAATGTATTGCGGGTCGCTTTCGTGTATAATACCAACTTCACAGTATTGCGGTCTTATTCCTTTTGGTTGAAAATATATTGCTGTCATTCTTTCGTGTTTTTAAAGGTTTTTTCATAATAATCTTCACCATCAATAATTACTGCATTATCCCAATCATTACCAGTCTCACTTGCATCAATTATCTGTTGCTTCTCTATTTCTTTGGCTTGTTCTAAAATATTACTTGGTAATGAGTAATCATTTTGCTTCCAAAGTGTTTCGTATAACCACTCTACTGCTGTCATTCTTTCGTGTTTTAGTTCTGCATTCATTGCTTTATAATCTCGCTCATCCATTGTTCGTGTTTTTAAAGGTTTCATTGTAGTATTGTTCTGGTGTTTCATTCCATGTAGCCAAATGACCACTATCAAACGCTTGTTCAATCTGCTGCTTTTCCATTTCTTTGGCTTGGTTAGTAATATCTAAGATAGATATATCATCATTCCATACCCACTCATCTGCATCTATAATGCCTTTACTCATTAATTCACTTATTAACCATTCTATTGCTGTTTGTTTCATGTTATTTATTTTTAGTGAATAAATCAGTAATGTATGTAAACATACAGTGAATTCCTATTATCAGTCTCATATTATTCTTGTTTTACTTATCAATACTCCGTTACTTAGCCCAGGAAGTTCATTCCCTACAGATAGAAAGTCAATACGATCTTTAAATCTCTTGTTCATTGTGTCTCTAACTACCCATGTTCCACACAGCTCCTTGTGGGGATGATACACGTAGATCGTGTCTCCATAGTTAAAACTACCTCCCCACCCGCTCAGAAGGTCTCTAGATAGAGCCACCCATCTAACTCCAGCCCTAATTATTGATCCATCGGCTGTCTCTAACGGACGATCGTCGCACTGACCTACAGTTGGGTTGTAATATGTTCCAGTCACAATCATGATCTCTCTATCGACCTTGCTGCTTACATGCCTTACCTTATACTTGTATACATACCTTATAGGCATGCTTATACTTAGTACTACCATTGTCAGTGCAGATGTTGCAAATAGTAGTATAGTTGTTCTGAATATGTTCATAGTCTAGTGATGTTGTTTAATATAAACTCGGTAAGCTTTACCTTAAAACTTCCGTTGGGGCACACAGCATATGCTGCTCTTAGTAACAGCCCAGTGATTACACTTCTCATATTATTTGTTTTTTAAATATTATACTTTTCTGTTTTATAGGTTTCATTATAGTATTGTTCTGCTCTACCCATATTAGGATCAAAGTTTGTTCCCATAGAATCATAGACTGCTTTCATTATCTGTTGCTTAAATAACTCATTAGCTTCTGCTATATCTGAACTGTGAAGTATTCCATTCTCTGCTAGTCTTTCTACTAGTAAATCTATTGGTGTCATAATTTTTCAATTTCTTGTTTAACTTCTTGCCAATATTCTTTTGAGAATTTAGTAATTCCTAATCCATTTTTAGTACAATCTATTATCTCATCAACTGCTATTAATGCACATTGTTTGGCTTCTAACCAGCTCAATGATTGACCTTCTTTATTTATTCCCCAAGTATAATACTTACGGATTAACTCTTCTGCTTTTTCTTTTGGTGTCATAGTTTTCTTATTTTATGATTAAAAATATCATCTAAATAATCACTTCTAAAGGAACAACCACCTAAATCATCATCAGAAGGTGATTTAATTATGCGGTCTTGGTTTACTTTAAATTCTGGAAATACATCTTTAAATACAGCTACTGATTCACGTACCATAGACGGTGCGTATGTATGCCTTCCATGTGCATACCTTGCAGCCATCCATAAGATATTCTCAATAGCTGATTGAAGTCTTTTTTCATCTGATTTTTTCATAATCTTTTTGTTTAATTATTACTACTTAATCGGTTTTAATCCGTTTATGTAAAGGATCTTTAACATTATATCACATC